AACTCATAAATACACGCCATTTAACCATATATTAATTATCTAATATTATGCAAGTTACAGTATTATTTACAGTTAAATGGCAATTCAAAGAATATCCGCATTATAAAGTTTCAATTTGTAAAAAGATAATCAATTGTCAAACAGGAAAAATTATAAAATGCACTAAGAACGGAGGAAGCATAGGGTATTATATCAATTCTAAATTTTATAAGAAATCTGATATAAATAATTATATTGAAATAATACCTAAAAACATTTGTCCATTTTAATTATGAAAACACTAATATTAACGCTATTAATTAGCATCGGGAGCTTTGCTCAAACATATTTTTCGGTAGGTGTAGATTTGAAAAACGCTATTATAGGAAGCGAACCAACAAATAACAACCCCGCATTTGATGGGATATTTAGATTTGGAATGATTGGAAGCATACCAGGACATGACACAAAAATAGAGTGTTCGGTAGGTTATGAATCATTTAAAAGGATTAGATTTGACAGATACATTGTAGCTGTTGGCGTTAATCTATTTCCATTTAAAAAAGTTGTAATAGTTCCAAGTTGGGAGGGTTCAATAATAGGGCGTTGGGGTTCAGAATGGCAGGATATAAGTTCTCATTTAGCCTTGTTAGGAGGTAGTTTAGGTATTCGTTATGAGATTACCGATAATATAAATATAGAGTTCTTAAACGCTGTTTTGGATAGGGTAGATTTAAACACAAAACACGGGGGCTCAAACATTATAATAAGCAATTCAATAACATTAATTTATAAATTATGAATCAAACAAAATTACATTCAATAATTGAATCTATTACTCAAACATTGATAGGATTATTGACGTCAATACTCATTCAGGTTATATTATATCCTTTATTAAATATTCCAGTAACCTTTAAACAAAATCTAATCATTACAGGTGTATTTTTTGCTGTATCGATTGTAAGAGGATATATTATAAGAAGATTATTTAATAAACAAAAGAATTAATATGAAATATACAAAAGAAAAATCAAAAGAATTTGAATCATACCTAAAAGAAAAAGGGTATCTTAGATATGTTCAAAATTATAAAAATGAAGACTATCTTTATTGGAAAAGTTTTGATAAAGGAGGTTATTCGGTAGGGTTTGCTTTTTATGATTTTTCAAAATATCCGCAATTTAAAGAAAAATATCCGATTAGTATATCTTTAGAATTTATGTTAGTTAATCCTGATATTGATAGATTAGACATATCCATTTCAGATGATAGAATTTCAGTTGAAGAGTTTGAAAAATTTTGTAGTAAATTTTATGATTTTTATAATCTTGGAATCTTAAAATAAGCAACTATTCCCATAACTACGACTAAGGACACCCCGATCCACATTATAGAATAATCGCTTTTTTCAGATTTCTTTTCACGAACAACCGTAATAGTTTTGGTAATATTACGGTTTTTCCATTTCTCTACAATCCTATCTTTGTTATTTGTGATAATTACATTATGATACGTTTTCCCTTCAATTTGCATCGGTTTAAGCGCGTCAAATGGTTTATAAGTAAAAGTGTTTCCTAAAACTATTTTTGAGCCTTTTTGATAGGTATTATTAATTGAAATACTATCTTGTTTATTTGTTTCAATTTTTCGAGTTCCACAACCTGTTACAAGTAAAACGAAAGTTACTATTGCAATTGCTAGTAATACGCTTATTATCAATTCTTTCATATCGGTTTTATCTCGAAGTGCATCCAATCGTAATTCTTTTCAACACCTAAAGATAAAAACCCATTACTATAAAAAGCATCAATCATTGGCTTGTATTCAGGACGTGCAAATCTTGCAGTCGCTTTTGTTTCATGAAGTTTGTTTCTTTCCGGATCTAAATCTATTGCAATGCCCCAACTATGACGTGAATAGTCTGAACCGCCACGCATAGCACGAAAATTAAAACAACCTCCAAATAAATCTATTCCTAATTCTTGTATTTTTTCTAATCCATAAATATCTAAAATATCTTTAAATACTCCAACAAAATTAGAAGCTACTAACTTATGACACCGCATTTTTTTAACGGTTGTTTTTTTATCCCACGCCAAACGCATAGGATAGGGTAAATCAATTGTTGTTAAATAACTCCCTTGTTGATTTGGTTTTCCAAAATCCTTAATCGCTTGTGCAGTTGTTATCATTATTTACTTTTTTGAATTGAATAATCTTGATTTTCTTTTGTTGCAAAAAAATGTTGTTGAACTATTGCCGTTACAAATATTCCTAATAAAACCCACCCTGCTGTTTTAATCAATTCATTTACTATTGTTTTATCCTCCAAACATCTTACACGTTCAGGGATGTTTTTGTTTTGCTCTCGGAATATAGAAGATGTCAATTTCAAGTCAGAGATAATCAATTCCAGGTTATCAATTGAATCATTGAATTTTTTGTCATGACGGATAAGTGTTTCCATATCTTTTTTAAGGTCATTTACGTCAAAACGTAGTTTTTCGATTTCACTCATTTTGCATTGTTTGTTCAAAAATACAAAAATATTCCTACCAAATTAATGATAGGAATAATTTTTTTAATCTTCTTTTTTTCCATCACTTGCAACCATCAATCCCAACGATATTGCAATGGTTGTAACTGCTCCTGCAATATCGGTTGTAATCCAACCCATATAAGTAGCAATTGTGATTGCAGAAGCTAAAACTCCCGCAAAAGTTGTTTTCCAATTCTTCATTTTTATTTTAGTTTTAATTAATAATTCAATTTAAAAGCGACTTCGCTCTCTCCAGCCAGCATCTAATAAATATGCAGTCGCTTATATTACAATTGCATCCGCCTGTATAAACATTTCGTCTAACTGCTCATTAGTCATTCCTAACACCTGTTGTAGCATGAGCACCGTTTGACTAGATCTCTCTACTGTCGTTCCAAACTGCCAAATGTATTTCGCTCCTGTCTTAGCAGGTTCGGGTAATTGTTCCATAGCTGTTTCTATCTGAGTTTCTAATTGTGATAGTTTCAATACAGTCCTAATTCTCCATAGTTGCACCTCTTGGGGTACTTCAAAATCAGGCATATTTAAGTACTGATATTTTTCTGGTATTTCATCATCTGATATCTCAAATAGATTTAGATATTTTGTAATTGAAATATGGTTCTCTAATGGCTCTTGAGCTATAACTATTCCGTAGTACTCTTGGCCAACTGTGTTAATTTGTCTTATGTGTCTCATTTTATATATAGTATTGTACGTGTATCCATCCGTTATTGTATGAAGAAGAACCTCTACCAACAAAAAATTCGTAACCTGTAAGTGCTAAATTTATTCTTATACCTGATGTGCCATTAGCAGGAGTAAATGCAGGCACTAACTTTCCAAAACCTAAACTTCCTGGTCCAAAAGTTATTATATCTCCAGCTGCATTATAAATAGATGGGTGTTGTGGTGTTTGTGGTATATCAGGTAAATTAGCAAATGGTATTGCAATACCTGAGCAACTACCAGTAGTTGTAAAATTTAGATTTATCCTAACAGTTACCAATTTTCCAATTTGAGACCATCTATAAGAATGTGTTTGCGTTCCTCCTGGCAACGTTCCTCCTGTTGCTGAAAATCCAGTTCCTGATAAAGACTGTTCTGCTACATCTTTATAAACTTGCTCAGTTGGTACTGCACTTGAAGCAGTATTATTAGCTAATATTGTATAAGCAGATTGCGAAGGTGTTGAACCAGTTACAGTCAAATTGCCACTACCCAAAACACTACTACCATTAATAGTTTTGATATTTGTGCCTGAAACTAAAATAGCTTGATAAAGAGCATCGGCTTTAGGTTTTAAATAATTTGTCCAAACATTTAGCCAACTTGTTTTTTTAGCTTTAGAACTGTCCGCACTATCGTCTGATACAACTTCGTCTGCATCTACTAACGTATTTTTAGCGGTCAATCCATTGATAAACGTTCCGAAAATAGTTTCAGTTAAAGTCGCTTGTTTTGCGTTCAATTGAGTTTGAATAGCACTTGTAACACCTTTTACATAAGATATTTCTGTTTGATTTGGATGTGTTCCTGTGTATAGTACTTCTAATTTACCATCGGCAGTTATTCCTGGTATTGTAGGAACAGAATCATAAGGAACTGATAATTTTATATTCGTTCCAAAAGTCTTAACTCCTGTAATAGTTTCATTTCCTGCTAAATGCATTACCGAACTATCGAGAGTTTCTATTTTATCCCTAACCGCATTTTTAGAAGGTGCAATAGTTGTAACACCATTCCATGTACCCTCATCATAAGCGGTATCTGAAACCTTACCGTCTGCAATAGCTTGAACTTGACCTGCCGTTTGGAAACCGCTAATCAAAGCATCAATAGCAGTCTTAGTATAGCCAATAACCCACGCTAAGCCACTTCTAACATAAGCATTGGCATTGTTTGGAGCATCTGAAATTCCTCCCCCACCTCCCGTTTGTTCAACCCATTCGGTATCATAGTTAGTGCCTGTTTTCTTGGCCAATACTTGCCCTGTCGTTCCACCGCTAGGCACTCCGAAACCTCGTTCACCCAATGGCGCAACCGTGATAATTCGTCTAATTACGTCTTGCGTTGTAGTTAGATTTACATTTTTTACTATTTGTGTAGCGGTTATTCTCATCTTGAAATATCTTGAATGATTTTAAAATAATCTGGGTCAAACGATTCAACAACGCCACTAGGGTATGTTATTTGCACATCAAATACATACGTCATAGCAGAAACATTAATTATTCTAGGCATCAAAATAAACTCCCCATTTTCAGGCGTTGGAATAGTTATAGTATCGTCATCAGTCTTAAACTCAAATATAACTGAACCGTTTGGATTGGTTCTAAATTGCGCTATAATTTCACATCCCGATAAATCTCTAGGCTCATAAACGTCACTGTCTATTTCCGTTTCATCTTCTATTTTGAACTTGAACCCATCCCAAGTATCGCCTTTTATGTGGTCCGCTATTAAATTTGCCATTTTATTATTTTATTAAGGTTTTAAAATCCAATCAAAAGCAACCGCACCTGTTAATCCTGTTACAAACACAACGTCAAAAGTCGTTGTTGTTTTGTTGTTTATGTAAAACATAACGGCTGATAATACGTTTGAAGGTGTTGCAGTTACTTTATATAAAGCATCCGCTTGGGTTGTTCCTATTGTTACTGTAAAAGTTGTTGTGGCTGTTCCTGTTGCTGAAAATGAACCTGCAATTGTTGTTGTTGGAACATCCATTTCCTTCCACTGTCCATCTTCTGCTACTATCATTTTAGTAGCCGTTGTAGAAGTTGGTAATGTTCCCTTGAACATCAATCCTATTTCATTAGCTATTAATGGGTCTGATGTTCTACCAAATTGATAGTTGTTGAATGATAATTTACTTTGAAGTAAACCTGTTATTTCCGTTAAATAATATTGTGATGAACCATTATCAAAAGTTAAATTTGATTGATTAGAACCATTATCAAAAGTTAAATTATATTGACCTGAAGTATTATCAAAAGTTAAATTATATTGATATGAACCATTATC